TAATAAATCCCCGATATCGAGAGTATTCTAAAAAGGTCCGTTGGAATATAGGCTCATAACGGTCAGCCCTAATCACAGCCGCCTTGAGATTATCTATGATCAGCCTGCGGGTGCTCCCGCCAAAAAACTCCCATGCCTCCTCTATCCCATTAATCAAACTCTTCAAATCCTGAGTGTGGGTGGTATAGACATACTGATAGCGGCTAAACACCAGGGTGACCACAAGAGCATATAACACACGATTCCTTCCAGAAGCTGGATCGTAGATGATCCCCAATCGTCCAAAATCTACCTCTGCCACCTCCCCCGGTTTGGTATCAACCATACGTACCGTTATCTGCTTGTTCCCGAATCCAAGATGCTCCCGGGAGAATCGGTAAAGGCCACTGTAGGATACATTCACTCCCATTCTTTGGAGCTTTATGTGAACTTTTGTGAGGGTGAGTTTTTTCTTCTCAAGCCAATCAGCAATGGTTTCCTTGTGGGGTAAAAGTATCCGATCCCTCTTGTTCTCTACCCCCACCCTCCTTTCAGCATGGACCTCACTGAAAATGAGATAAGCTATATTATCCAGATCTCCCTTATAATCAAAACCGAGCCCTTTCTCCTCAGCAATACGAATATATTTTCTCACTGTATTTCGATCCATACCTGTAGACCTTGCTATCTCCTTTATTCCATCACCCTCAAGCCGTCTCCTGAGAATGTCCACAATCTCAATCACGTTATACTCCTTGTGTCCCATACTGCCTCCTCATTCCTTAAATAAGTGGCAGTATGACATATAAAACTGAGAGTTGCTGTACTTTTTCGTTTTTCACCCTTTCAAAATAGTGCGGGGTGAATGGTGGTGAAAAAAGAGGGGGTGAATGTTAGTGAAAAAGGGAGGGTGAACGGTGGTGAAAAATTACCCCCATAAGGGGGTGAATGTTAGTGAAAAATAACAATCAGAAACAATATGATGATCAGCGAGGATCCTCGGCTGAGCGCGGATATAATGCAAAGTGGAGACGATATCGAATACGATATTTAATAGATCATACTCTCTGTATCAATTTTGATGAATGCCATAATGTAGCGACAGTTGTTGATCATATTATACCGGTGAACCGCGGAGGATCATTCTGGGATCCGGATAACCATCAACTAATGTGCAAGAGCTGCCATGATCGGAAGACAGCGAAAGAAAATAATCGATGGGGTATAGGTGATTAAATCTCTACAGCTTTTCGCGCCAAGACCGATCTGGCAGGTTTATGCACAAAATCGCTTTTTTGTTAAAGGGGGGTCAAAATCCCTGAAAATGGCTGAATTTTGCTGAATTTCTCAATAATTGCATATAAAAGTTATGGATATCGTAACAAATAATTCATCTATGAAAAGAAGATTACATATATGCTGGAGCTGCTCTGATTATGTCCGCCATGAGCATAAATGGAAATGGTGCGCCTGGTTATGCGGTAGATTTCAATATTTTCTATCATTGATAAAGAATTTAAGGAAGGTTCATTGACAAAAGGAAGAAAGCCAAAACCTCCAAAATTAAGGCTTATTGAAGGAAATCGTAAACATAGACCTATTCTACCTACACCAAACCCACAATCAAAACTGTCATATGCCCCAAAATGGCTTGATTCACTCGCAAAACAAGAATGGAGAAGAATATCCAAAGAATTATATGCACTGGGATTACTGACTACGATAGATAGAGCTGCCCTCGAGGGATACTGTCAATGCTATGCAAAATGGCGCCAGGTAGAGGAAAAGGCAAAAATAGGAGTCTTTAAAACTGAATCCGGATTTATCAGCCAAAATCCTTATATCAATATTGCGATCAAATATATAAAGGAGATGAGGGCTTTCCTGGTGGAGTTTGGAATGACACCGAGCTCGAGGGCGAGGGTCAATGTAGAAAAGCTCAAAGACACAAAATCAGAATGGGATGATTTGATAGGTGTACGATGAAAAGAAAGCAGATAGAGCGGTCAGATTTGTCAAGCTGCTTAAACATACAAAGGATCCATGGGCAGGGAAGACATTCAATCTTCTACCCTGGCAAGAAAACGATATATTACGCCCATTATTCGGCACAGTTGATGAGAATGGATATCGAATATACAGAAAATGCTATGTAGAGGTCCCAAAGAAAAACGGAAAAAGCGAGCTCGCGGCAGCCATAGCATTGTACTTGCTGATAGCTGATAACGAGTATGGGGCTGAAATCTACAGTGCAGCGTGCGACCGGAAACAGGCATCCATAGTATTTGATATTGCTGCAACAATGGTTTATCAGGAACCTCAATTAGATAAAAGGCTGAAGGTCCTGACATCAACCAAAAGGATCCTATACCCGAGGATGCACAGTTCTTATGAGGTGCTTTCTGCTGATATTCCAACGAAACACGGTTTTAACATACATGGCTGCATATTCGACGAGCTTCACGCACAGCCAAACAGGAAGCTTTGGGACGTGCTGACCGAGGGAACTGGAGATACCAGAACCCAGCCATTGATCTTTGCCATAACTACTGCAGGATATGACCGGAACTCCATTTGCTGGGAAGTTCATGAAAAAGCCAGAAAAGTCAAAGAAGGGATAATCAAGGATCCTCATTTTCTTCCTGTAATCTATGCATTACCTGAGAAGGAGGATTGGGAGGATGAAAAAAACTGGAAAAAGGTGAATCCCAGCCTGGGCCATACATTTACCATTGATAAAATCCGGGATGCGTACAATGAATGTCAGCATATTCCTGCAAGACAAAATTCATTCCGAAGAAAAAGGCTTAATCAGTGGACAAGACAGGAGGTGAGATTTATTCCGATGGATTTTTGGACTTTATGTGGGGACAAGCCGAGCGTGAAGGATTTGAAGGGGAAATCCTGTTACTGCGGGCTGGACCTGGCGAGCTGTATTGACATAGCCGCATTTGCAAAAATATTTCCAAGTGAAGACGGATATTTCGACGTTCTCATGCGGTTCTGGATTCCAGAGGATAACATAATAGAGCGGTCCATAAGAGATAAGGTTGATTATGATGTCTGGGAGCGTGAAGGATTTATTAAGGCGACACCCGGGAATGTCATAGATTATGCCACAATCGAGGAAGACATCAAAAAAGATGCTGAATTCTTTGAGATAAAGGAAATCGCATTTGACAGGTGGGGAGCGGTACAGATATCTCAAAATCTTGAGGCGGAGGGATTCACGATGGTTCCGTTCGGACAGGGATTCAAGTCTATGTCCCCTCCGACAAAGGAGCTGCTGAAGCTGGTGATGTCCCGCAAGATCCGGCACGGAGATAATCCGGTCCTTCGATGGATGGCAGACAACATGGTTGTGAAGACAGATCCGGCTGAGAACATAAAGCCGGATAAATCAAAATCGACAGAAAGAATCGATGGCATGGTCGCATTGATAATGGCCTTGGACCGTGCAATACGGCATGAAGATAAAAAAATCAAGGCAGAAGTGTGGGCAATATGAATCTGGCAAAAAGATTTTTTGCTGCAGTACGTGCTTTCTGGGGATGGGATAAAGATCAACGATTAAATTGGACACACGGACCAATGACAATAGCCGGCACGCGTGTCAATGAAATTACATCACTTACGATATCGTCACTTTTCTCGGCATTAAATTTTCTTGCGGGAACGATCGCTTCATTGCCGAAAGTGATTTATCGCCGATTACCGAATGGAGAAAAAGTAAAAGCATATGAGCACCCGCTCTATGATCGATTACACAATAGACCGAACGAGAGCAATATGACCTCCTGGCAGTGGATTTATACATCAATTATGCATAAATACCTCTGGGGCAACTGGTATACATATATCAATCGATTAACTTATAAAAACCAGCAGCTTATTCCCTTGCTACCGGATAGGACCTGGCCTGATCCAGCAAATGAGGAAAGGATTTTCAGCTACATGAAAGCAGGATCTACGATTCCACAGCTGATATCTTTACCCAGGGACCTGGTGCTTCATATTCCACATATCAGTCTGGATGGAGTACAAGGAAAGGGGATCATTTATTATGCTCGAGAATCGCTTGGACTTGCAAAAGCTCAGGATGAGTTTGCAGCGACATATTTTGGAAATGGGATTCATCCCAGCATACTCGCAAGAATCAATACTCCAATGACTGAAGAAACTCGAAATGGATTACAGAAAGATTTTAATGAGAAATATGGAGGCCTTAATAAAAACTGGAAGGCAATTTTCATTTCTGGGATAGATGATATTAAAACAGTAGATATTGATGCAAATAAGGCGCAGGCACTCGAGTCACGTCAATTTTCAGTAGTGGAGGTGGCTCGCTGGACAAACCTTCCACCGCATATTATCAGAGATCTTTCACGCGCAACATTTAATAATATCGAGCAGATGGAAATAGAGCTTGTCGTTTATTCCCTTCTTTCTCTCACCACACAAATAGAACAATCGATGAACATTGCATTTTTCGATGAAGAGGAAAGAAAAGACCATTACATCAAATTTGAGTTGAAAGGACTTCTCAGGGGAGATATCAAAGCAAGGACAGAATTTTATAGAGCCATGCTGGACCGGGGGGTTTTCAACGCAGATGATGTGCTCGACCTTGAAGATATGAACTTTCAGCCGAATGGACTTGGCAAAGTATTTCTTGTTCCTTTGAATATGTTAAACAAAGAACAAGTAATAGGTCCTCAGCAGCTCACTATCGAAAACAAAGACAAATCAAATATAGAAAAGAGCGCAATTAAAATCATTCAAAAAAGAAGCAGTGCATTGCGGCGGAAGATAACTATCGCATACAAGAAAAAGTTTGATGACTATGGACAGCAGATTGTAAAAAAGGAAACGGATGCGATTCGTGAAGCAATGAAGGAAATGCTTTCAAAAAAGGGAATAACGGAATTTAATACCTGGCTTGATACTTTTTATCAGAATTTCGGAAAAGAGATAGATGCGCTTTCAGCTCCATTAATTTCAAACTATGCAGATGCGGTGCTCCCAGTAGCCCAGGAGGAGATAAACAGCTCATTGGATATTTCTCCGCAATACTCAAACTTTGAAAAAGAATACAGGGAATACTTTGTAAACCGGCATATAAAATCCTCTCAAGGACAGCTAAGATCAGTTATCAGAGAAGCACAGCAAGCTAAAGAGAATGAAGAGGAAGCGATTGAGAGAAGGCTTGCGGAATGGGAGGAGAAGAGGCCGGGCAAGATATCCATGCGGGAAACGGTAAGAGCAGAGAGCGCATTTGCAAAATCAGTGTTTGCCCTCGCAGGGATTACAAAGATCGTATCGGTATCTTTTGGAAAGAGCTGCCCATACTGTAATGCCCTTGATGGGATGGTGATTGGTATAGATCAATTTTTTCTTAAGCAAGGAGAATTTCAGCCTGAAGGGGCTGATGAACCATTGACAGTTACAAGCAACCGAAGCCATCCGCCGTATCATGACGGATGCGACTGCGGAATAATGGCAGAAATATAGGAGGTCAATAAAATGCCTTATAAAAATGAACATTCATGCAGGCTTAAGCCACCGAATTATAAAAACTATGCAAGAAAAAACTGTTACAAGAAGCATGATGGAAAATGCATAGATTTCGTGTTCGGAATAATAGGACCAGACGAAAGCGAACTCCAATCGATGAGATATCCGATAGACGCGTGGTCTGAAAGCGATGCAAAAGATCATTGCAAAGAACACGAAGGCACTTTTGAAGCAGCTAAAGAAGAGGAATCCATCGATGATACTGTAGAGCGGAGATATTTGCCCATCCAGGAGATGAGGGCTTCCAAAACCGAAGACGGAAAAATGATCATAGAGGGATATCTGATTGTGTATGAAAAATACGCCAACCTCTGGTGGTTCAAGGAAATTATCCGAAAAGGCGCGGCAACGGAAGCGTTAAAGAGAAGCGATGAGCTGGTACTCTGGAACCATGAAACCGACCAGCCAATGGCTGCAAAGAAGAATGGAACTCTTGAAATCAAGGAAGACGAAAAGGGAGTTTTCATCAGAGCTGATGTTTCAAAAACGGTATGGGGAAGAGACGGTTATGAGGCAATACAAAACGGCATAATAGACAAAATGTCTTTCGCTTTTGAGATCGCTCGGAACGGTGACAACTGGTATTGGGAGCAATTCGATGGAGTAGAAATCGAAGTGCGTGAAATAATAAAGTTTCAAGAAATCTTCGATTATTCGCCGGTAAGTTATCCGGCTTATAAACAAACAGTCGTAATCGCTCGAAGCAAGGAACTGGCCCTTAGGAACATGCCGGATCCGGAGGCGTCCGGAGAGGCAGGCGCAGCGGCGCTGGAAGTTCTGAAAGAATCCAGGGACAATATTCAGCGGATGCGAAAATCTATTAAACAGGAGATGGAATTATGAAAATAGACATAAAACTTCTGATGAGAAAAAAAGACGAGCTGCTCGCAAAGCGCCAGGCTATTCTCGACAAGATAGCAGAGGAAGATCGTACATACACCGATGAGGAGCGGGCAGAGGACAAAAGCCTCCAGGAGCAGGTTACAGATCTCGACGAGCAGATCCGGAATGCCCAGGAGATCGAGCGGCAGCGAGCTGGTATTCCACCGAATCAATCGACACCGGGAATGCAGGCCGGCGACCTGCAGCCTTCACAGGATCCCAACATCGGCATGGGCGGAAATGAGATCCAGCAGTATAGTCTCATTCGCGCCATCAGGGCGGCTGCTTCCGGAAACTGGCGTGATGCAATGCTCGAGAAGGAAGCCAGCGATGCCGTGATGAAAAAGCTGGGAACGGAACCTCGGGGATTCTTCGTTCCCTATGATTGGCTTTCAGCCGATCAGCGCAACCTGATGGCCGAAAAGCGTGATCTGACAATCGGTGTGCTTGCCCAGGGAGGATATCTGAAAGCAACAGATCTGCTTGCACAAAGTTTCATCGAGCTCCTGCGAAACAAGATGGTAGTGCAGTCAGCCGGTGCCTGGGTATTGACCGGGCTGGTAGGCGATATCGCAATCCCGCGACAGACCGGCGGTGCAACTGCTTACTGGGTGGCCGAGGGTAATGCTCCAACCGAAGCCGATCAGGCAGTTGACCAGGTCCCACTCGCTCCCAAGACTGTAGGTGCATTTACTGACATAAGCCGGAAGCTTCTGCTGCAGGCATCCATCGATGTCGAGGCATTCGTCAGAAATGATCTTGCTACAGTTTTGGCCCTCGCAATCGACCTGGCAGCACTCCACGGAACCGGAGCAGACAACCAGCCGAAAGGAGTTGTAAACCAGACCGGCGTGGCAATCGTTGCTATCGGAACGGATGGTGGACCTCCAACCTGGGCGCATATCGTCAGTCTTGAGACGGAGGTTGCGGTAGATAACGCCGATATCGGCGCTCTATCTTATATCACCAATGCAAAAGTGCGCGGCAAGCTCAAGCAGACCGAAAAGGCGACCAATACCGCTCAATTCGTATGGGAAAGTGGCGTTCAAACTGCTCCTCTGAACGGATATCGATCACTCGTATCCAACCAGGTCAAATCAGACCTGACAAAGGGAACCGGAACAGATCTTTCAGCGATTTTCTTCGGAAACTGGGGAGACCTAATCATCGGACAATGGGGAACGCTCGATATTCTTGTTGATCCATATACAGGCGGAACAACCGGCACTGTCCGAGTAATCGCTTTTCAGGATGTTGATGTCGCTGTGCGCCATGGAGAGAGCTTCTCGGTAATCCTTGATGCCGAAACTACCTGATGCTTGATACGAAAATAACTGGGGCCCTCATAAAGAGGGCTCCATATCAAAATCATAGGAGTAAAAGTATGAAGATGAGAATGCTGAGAAATACAGTAATCGACAGCAAAGCTGCCTACGCTGGAAAGGTGGTGGAGGTGCAGAAAAAGGATGTTCCAATGCTTCTACGTTCACGCAAAGCAGAGCCTTATAAGAAAGGTGAAAAGAAAGCAAATACTATAGAGACTGCTGTTGTTGAACCAAAAGAAAAAGCTGTATCGCGCTCAGATGAATCCAAAAAGGATAAATGAAAAGATGGGATTAAAACTGATTA